TACCATCTTTCACCTGTACCGTATTTAGATTCTGATTCTTCAGATCTTGCAATATAATCACAGTATCTTGAGTAATCATCTAAAATGGATGACATGTGTGAAGAAGCATCTTTTAATTTTACAGTAGAACCTCTTTTGTTTTTACCAATATAGATTTCTCCGTATTCTGTTTTCTCTCCAGCTTTCAAACCATCTTGAATTTGTTTAGCTAATTCATCAATTGCACTTGATACCATTTTATCTAATGGTAATGCAGCCGCTTTAGTAGCTAAGATTTGAGTATATCTGTTTTTGTTTTCTTGTTTGAAATCTTTATCAGATTTGAATGCTATAGCTCCTGATTTTGCTGCTGATCTTTCATCTCTCTTATTAGATGTAGAATACTTTTGTTGTAATAAATCAATGTTAATTACAACTGCTCTGTCTGCAACTTCTGCAATTCTCTTTACATTATAAAGACCAGTTCCTTCCCATCCTTTATACTTCTTAGAAATACCAATAGTATCGCTTGAGTTGTTAGGAGACTTTGATAAAGTTCTATCTTTGTTTTTACTAGAGTATCTGTTAGTCCATGTGTTTGTGTAAAATTCATTACCTCCACTTGCTACAGCTAATAAGTAACCTCCACCTGGAATAGTTTTATTAGAACCATATGCATCATATGGCGCATGTGGATTCTCTTTCTCATTATCTGAGATATAAAAAACAATACTATTTGTTTGTTTTGCTTTATATGCTGTCATTGGATCAGTATCAATAAGATCTTCATCCTGTACTTTGTCTAAAGCAACTTTAGTTTTACCATAAAAAGCTGATGCTAAAGATTTGTCAACTTTACCTCTAGTATTTGTGAACAATTTAGAAAGTTTCATAGAACCGAAAGCTTCGTTTAAATTATCAACAAATGATTTAAATGATTCAAATATAGATGTTTCTTCTTTAATTAGGACAGGGTAAGTTTTACCGTTAAATTCAAATTCCTTTTTACCTTCGTCTTTTGCTTTTTTAGCAGCAGCAACAAATTTTCTACCTTCTTTTACTGGATAAGTTTTTCCATCGAATTCAAATTCTTTGTCTCCGTCTTTTTTAGCCTTTGTAACCGCATCTCCGAAAGCATTTCCTTCTTCAACTTCATCCTCTGTTACTTCTTCAGCTTCTTCAGAAATATTGATAGTTGTTAATACTCTTTGTCCAAATTTGGAAAGAGAAACACCAGATTCGCTAACACTAAAGTATTTAGAATTTCTTCTTAACCATCTACCAGAATCGCTTGACATTTCTTTTAAGATTTTGTCAAATTCTTCTTGAGTTAGTGTTCCATCTGCAATTGCTTCTAAAACAGTGTTTCTTATTTTTGCGTGACTTCCAGCTGTTACTGCTGGGTGGTTTTCAGTATATCTTCTCTTTAGAGTGATTTTACCTTCACCAATAAATTCATCAAATTTTTTCATTTTTGTTATTTATATTTTATATTCTTATACTATATATTAGTCTTTCTTGACAAACTGTTCAAATGTCATCAATTTAGACTCCGCAACACCCATTGAAACTTCTAATTTAGTTCTTAATTCATCATACATTGTATGGATTGGTTTAGGTGTTAATTTTTTAAATGTCTTCTCGTCTCCATCTAACATTGCATTTCTAACTTGCGTGGCTGAAATGTTTTTGCCAGATCTAGGAATTTCAAATAAGCCAAAGTCTTCTCTACAATTTAATGATTCTCTATATTCTGGTTTATCAACTTGATATGAGTATGTCTTAAGTCTATCTGTTCCTGTTCCCCACAATACTGGTTCGTAACCGTCACCTCTCATTGCGTTAAACATATAATCAATAGCAGCTCTATCTAAAATATAAACTTTCTCTATTGGATATTTTGACTTTAGTTTGTTAAGCATTGCTAATTGAGTTTCCTCGTCGTAAGGTCTTTTAAATGCATCCTCTTTTTTCTTAGTTTTTGATTTGATCAATAACACTACAACAGGATGTCCATTTTGTTTACTAATTGTATCTATTACTTTAGCATGACCTAGAGTAAATGGTTGAAAGCGGCCAACAAACATATTAACTAATTTCTTACCTTGATCTGGATAATCAACTGTTAATCCTTCCATTATTGGACTTACATCACCTGATAATTTTTGATTCATTAAATATCTTTTAAAATCCATGACGTCTTTTTCGTTTGTTTTTCCCATTACAATAGTTTCTATCTCTTCAACTATATTATTAATTTGAGACATAAGATCTGCATTTATAATATCTGTTTCTTTGTTTCTCTTTTTTCTAAAAGAACCTAAAGCTATTTTAAACAACTCTGATAATACTTTATTTTGTACTAATGAAAGTGTTTTTTCGTTAGACATGTAAAATGTATTAAGTTCAAAGTTTTCGCCTTCTGCAAAATCAGCTGAATCAAAATCAGCGCCTACATATTTAGTTGCGTGTTTCTCTACATATGCATTAAATATAGAGGAAATTAATTCTACATACCTAAGATCTGCGTCTTCTTCTTTTAATTCAATATCTGATATATTAAATTCTGTTAGAAATTCAACAAGATCTAAAATTGATATTTGATACATGTCAGATGGTTTTCTAGAATCTGCAGAAACTCTATCAAATCTTTCTAATTTAAAACTTTTAGGATTTCTACCTTCGTATAAATTTATAACTAGTGAATCTATGTCTTTGTCTAGATCTAAATTTAATGCAGATTTATTTCTACCGTTATCAAATATATTGTATATTGTTCTAGTGAATGATTGAGATTCAAATTTAATTTTGAATTCAGATTCGCTTAAAGAAAGTAAATCTATTAAATCTTCTTTTTGATTAGATGCTAATAGACCCTCAAACAGAACAGATATTTCTTGTACTTCTAATTTAGCTGCCCATTTCTGAAGAATTCTAGGATCTCTAATTACCTTTTTAACTTTAGTAGGATCTGAGGCATTAAGTACTTGTATATGTGTTAGTATTAGATTATTCTTTGGCAAAAGATCATATTCAATGTCTATTGTTTTCTTATCTGTCATGTAATCAAATCCAAATTTCCATTCTTTTGGCATTTCATTTAATACTTCATTTGAAATAGTGCTAAAATGATTAATTGCATTTTCATAATACTTAACAAGCGTTCTATCTACTCGATCCATTGCTTTTTTTGAACCGCTTTTAAAGAACTCAAATTCACTTGCGCCTATTCTCTTTGCATGAAAACTAGATGCTTGTACCTTTTCTGTTACAACACAAGTTGCATTTAATAAATCCTTAAAGCTATTAACGTTAGTTGATTCAAAATATTTTTTTAGATTTTGTAGTGCCATAGTATTTTATTTTATCTGCCGTATTTGATGATTCCCATCAATTGATTAATTGCTGCAAATGTACCTGTTAATTTGTAAGTATGTCCTTTATATTTAAAGACCAAACCTTCGGTTGGTATAATAGATTCTATTCCTCCGATTCTTTCTAGTCTTGCAAGTTCAGCTTCTACTTTTTTAATTTGATCAACTCCTCCAGATTTTTTAATCTTATCAGCTTCAGTTCTAATTTGATTATGTAGCCTTTGCATTTCTTTATCTGGTGATGCTGCCACAAAATTACTTGCGTTTTTAAGAATAACTGACCCTAGTTCTAAGAATAAATCTTCAAAAGGTCTAATGTTTTCTTTATATTTCTTTTTAACGTCTTCTTTATCAAATTTCTTAACTAAAGCCGCTTTATCTTTACCGATAGCTTTGTCTAATGATCTTAAGTTTAATGTTTTCTTGTCACCATATGCCCATCTTAATAATAAACCTTCTTTGTGATTTTGTTCTAGATCAGGGAAATTTGTGTCTATTGTTTCTCTCCACCACATTTCATGGTATCGAGATACTTCGTCGGCATCTGTTAATTTATAACGATTCTTTAATGCTTCTACTTGTTTAATGAATTTTGTCTTATTTGCTTCGAAGTTAACATCTTTGGCAATCTTTAATACTTGTGGTGGAATTATAGTAAATGTGTCTTGAACATCTTTCTTTAACTCTTTTAAAGCACCAACTAATTCAGTAGCCAGATTTTGTGTGCCTGTTTGATTACCTTCTCCGTCTGTTTCAACTATATTGTGAAATTGAATAACATCTCTATCATAATATATTACGTTAGGGTTTTTAGAATATATTAGCTCCATGTTTACGAAATTTAAACCGTTTGCAAACATTGATTGATCCTTAAGCTTTGGTAAAGCATCCGCTAAGTCTTTAGCTGCGAATATATACGTTTCTTCTACCAATTTAGAAGCGTGACCAGTAAACATCTTAATGATACCATTTAGGTCTATTGGATTTTTCATTTGACCTTTGTTTCTTGCAAACATTGCTTGGCCGTCCTTTACAGTTGCAAATAAGTTTTGCCCATCTGTTTTTTCAGTAGGATCTTCTTCAAAGTTAAGTTCTCCACTTAATCCTGATTCTATAAGCTTTTTAAAATCACCAAATGTTAAAGATCTATTATCAAATGGGTGTGACATGTGACCGGCTGCTCCGCCTTCTAATATTAAATTAGATTCTGCTAAATGAACACGTTCAGTTATAAATGTACTAAAATTTGTATATATTTTCATATCGTTTGAAAGTAAAAACCAGAAAGTGTTATGCTCTCTGGTTTATATATTGTTTTTACCCAAGTGATGATTTTAAAGCACCAACCATGGCACCATAATCTCCTGAGTTCTTAGAAATTAATCCATCAACTACTTCTTGTGCCTTAGCTTCGTCAAAGTCATCGCCGAAGGCTTTTTGTAATACTGAAAATGCATATTCTTTAAATTCTTCATCGGAAGTAACTTCTGCTTCATTAACTACAGATTCTTTTATTATTTCTAATCCCCAGTAATTAGCCATATCATATTTTACTGGATAGATTGCTAAATCTCCCACGTTACCTTCAGTTGCCTCTATGTTCTTAGTAAGGTAAAAATCACCAGCTGCTTTTTCATATCCATAATCTTCAGCATCTGCTTTCATTTCCTTTTTAAATGATTTTGCTACTTTGTCAAATTTACCAATTTCTATAACCTCTACAACATTGTCATTGTAATCTACACCTTTATCTCCTACTGTTAAATCTCCTTTAGCTTCATTCAAAGATTTAACTTTAACAGTTGAAGTTCCGTTAGACTCTTCGATATAATCTGCTAAACCTGCATCGTCCCAACCATTTTCATCTGCTAGAACCTTTTCAAGATTTTTTCTGTCTCCTGTTAATTCAACTTCTGGCCAACCTGCTGGTCCATCAGGATCAATGATTTCCATTGTTACTTTATGTTTCTTAAGTAATTTTCTTAATACATTTGAACCTGGATCTATTGCATCCATAACTACAGTTGCCTCTAATACAGCCTCTGCATATTTGATAGATTCTAACATTCTAAACTCAAAGTTGTCTTTAACTTCACCTTCAAAGAAAGAATTAAATCTATCTAATAAATCTTGTCCCATTTTAGCAAATCCGATTTGCTCTAAGAATAATGCCGTACCTTCTGCAATACCTTGACCTGACCATCCAGCTGCGTTTGAAATTCTAGAATATTCTTTTTCTAATGCATCTTTAATTCTTGTTGATCCAATGTTTACTGCCATTTTACCTAAACCGTCAACAATTACTGGAATTGCTCCGATGTTTCCTTTAATAGCACCTGCACACTTTTCTCTTTCTCTATGGAAATTAGCGTCTTCCATTGAATCTAAGAATAATTTTTTGACTGCTCCTAGTAATGTCTTCTTGTCGTTAGCCGCACCAAGTGCAGTTAATTTCTTAAAGAATATTTGGTTATATTGAGTTAATACTTTCTTAGCATCTCTCTTACCTTCTACTTTGATAGCTTCGTTAAGATCTACTGATTCAAATGCTGCAACCAGTTTATTGTCGCCATAAATATCTGCCATCATCCATTTTCCAGATGCTTCGTCATATAAGTATACAAATTCTGCACCGCCTTTATCACCAGCGTCTTTTAGATATTTGTCTATGTTTTTGACATTACCTTTGGAATTTGTAGAATTTCCGTAGTAATTCATTTGTGCTGGATCAGCTTCTAATCCTGAATTATCTCCATTTTTAAGAACCATGTTTAATGGTGATCCACCTTTCATGTATGTTTTCTTAATAAGTGGTAATATGTTTTCAGGATATGAATCATAATGCGTGTATACTGATTCTATATTGCCTCTTTTAGATATTTTACCAAATTGTCCTCTTGTTCCTTCTATGATTAAGAATGCTTCATTCATTTCAACGCCTCTTAATCTAGTAAAGAATTTGTTTTTTTGCTCTTCCGTTAGTTCTTTAACTGAAGTAACATTAAATTCTGACAATAGGGACTTGAACGTGTGAGCTTCTGATTCTCTTTTTGCGTTCTGTTCTTCTTGTACTTGAGCCTTGTCGTTTTCAACTTTTACCTTTGCAAACTGCTCGAATGATTGTAGTTTTTCCATTATGGTTATATTTGTTTCATTATGATTATTTTATTATATATCTCCTTCAAACGACACATTTTTTATGTCGTATGCAAACTTCTGTTCTTTATAGATAATTTGTCTTGCCTTAGAGTGTCTTATAAGATAATTATCCCAGTCTGGGGATGATAAATCGTCAACAAAATCTATAATATTTACGCTGTCTTTTGAACTATGTTGTCTTAGTCCACGACCAATAGATTGTCTAATTACAACTTCTGATTTAAAAGATTCTGTAAAAAATATGTTGTGTATTCTTTTAATAGAAATACCAGTTGAGAACGTACCGTAAGATGCAACAATAACTACATCCGCGTTTGCTTCCATTTTCTTTTTGTATTCTTCTCTAATTGACGTTTCAGTTCCTCCATCAACATAGTATATTGTTTTATCGCTCTCTTGTCTAAGTTTTGCATATAGTTTCTTACCGTGTTCTATCCTATGGAAAAGAACAAGACTATTGCCTTTCACTCTAGATATAATGTTTGAAATAAAATTAAGACGCCCTTCGGAATTAATAACATAGTTTTGCTCAAATTTAAATACATCTTTGCTTTCATATCTGTTTTGTGACATTTCTCTAAATGCATCCTTTGTAGATTGAGGTGCATAATCCATCTTAATAATTTTAACTTTACATTTTGCAATATGTCCTTCGTTTTGTAGGAAATTTGCAGAAACCTCAGTGATCAAAGGTCCAGTATACGCCATTAACGTAAGTCTGTCTATTGTGCCTTCTTTCGGAATTGTACCAGATAAGCCGTATCTATATTTAGCGTTTACACATTTTTGTAAGATAGTTTTAATTGAAGTTGATTTAGCTTTATGTGTTTCGTCAATAATTACTGCGTCAAATTGTTCAAAGTATTCTTTGTTCTTTTTAACTAGTGATTGATATGTTCCGATTACTACGTTTCTGCCTGGTCTTATCTTTTGTCCAGAATAAATCTGCTGTACTTTTATATCTACTGCGTTTCTATAATTATAATCTAAGAAGTCTTCACTGGCTTGTACGACAAGTGAAACATTAGGTACTATAAAAAGAATTCTTTCTGATTTCTTTTTCTCTAATTGATATGCTACTGTTAGGAATGATATTAATGTTTTACCTGCAGAGGTTGCAAGTTCTGATAGGCATTTTCTAAATTTAAGAATATTATATGCTGCTTCTATTTGATAGTCGCGTGGCTTTATTTCTGATTTATCAAAGAATTTTAAGGCCCACTCTGTAAACTCTTCCTGGTTTATTTCAGTGTCAAATAAGACAGTTATACCATTTAATTTAAGTTCATATCCGTATTCTTTAGAGATCGTCATAACTTCTCTCCATAGACCAGATGGAATCCACTTATCATCCTTTATATAAGATATGTAACCGTCCCATAGTCCCTTCTTAACTAAAGGATTAAATCTCCACGATTCAATTCTCTTGTTGAGAGAGATATTAAGTTGTTCAAGCTCCATTTCAGTTGCATCGTCAATGCGCAGCAACTGTCTATTTTCTGTTAAACTAAGTTCCACATTTAATGGGACTTTTTATTTATAGTTACAGGTCTTTAAGTGCTAACCTGTTTCTAATGGCAAATCCCATATTATCTAGGGTTTTTACCGATTCTTTCATAAAATCTAATTGATTTTCTAAAAGTGATAATTTTGTATGTTCTTGTACTAGATCGTTTTCAATAAAACGTTCTTTTTGTTTCTCTCCGAGTTTATAATCATACTCAAAATACTTGATATACGATTCTCTCCATCTAGAGTTTATGTTGTTTTTTTGCTCTCTTATTTTAGTATTCAAATATGCTATTTGCTCTACCATAGTTTGTCTTGAAGATAACACGCCTGAAATAGTTGATTCCATTGCATTAATGTCTCTAAGTGCTTGAGCTAATTCTTTTATATTCTTTGACCAGCTTGTTCTTTGAGAACTTAATCTTTCGTCCAGTGCTAGTATTTTTTCTTTATTACTGCTCATTTAAAATAGTGATTTTTTGTTAGGATCTGGTTTGATGTGCTTGGAAGTTGTTTGTCTTTTCTTAAATTTAGGTTTACTAAACTCAATATCAGGTGTATTAGGCTCATCAGGAATTTCTACTGCCTCAAAGTCTATGAGTAGTTTATGCCCTTTAAATCGGTCTCTGTCGTTATAAAAATCTTCTAGGTTTTCTTCAACCATAAATGTTAGTTCTTCTAAATGTACCATAGGTCTAATTGACTTGATGTAAAATAGTTATTGATATTTTTAAAGGCGTCTGACTTTAATTCAAAACATTTAATCATCAAATCATTAAGATCTTTGATATTATATGTATCTAAATTACTGTCCTTTAGAAATTTAGACCACATAAAAACTGGTCTTCCTTTCTTAAGCTTCTCTATCATTTTCTTTTTACCAGTATCATCATTATCGAACATGTACCTTACTGTTTCTATTTCATCGAATTCTTCAGTAGATCTCCCTGCGGTTGCTAATGCCAATGAGTTTGACATAAACTTAGCGTCTAATGGTCCTTCAAATAATGTCACTGGCCTCTGAAACGAAACTCGCATAATTCCAAACAATGTAGAAATCTTTGCCAGTTGATTAGATTCAGCTTCGCCAACTTGTAATGGCTGACCCATCTCTTCATAGAGTTTGGGTAAATCATACGAAAGGTATCTTTGACCATAACCTTTCATTCTTCTTGTTTGTGCACCTATGATTTTATTATCAGTGCTTAAGTTCAATATCCACAACCTGTGTTCTTTTGCAGAATATAAGAACTCGTCTAATTTTTTATGTAATAGTCTATCTTTAAGTTGAAACCATATCCATTCACCTGGTTCAATAGATTTGGCCTTAAATTTTGATTTGAATAAATCAATGTCTATTGCATGTTTTTGTACATCTTCAAACAAAGTAGGTTTAAGAACGTTATCTGCCCTTACCTGTAACTTGTTTTGTTGTATATAATCTATTACAGCAAATGAATCACCACTCTTACTAAGTCTAATGTCATGATCCTTTAGAAATGTGTGTAAATTTGTGTGGTGCCCACAATTGTAGCAATGATATTGTAGTGTGTCCCAGAATACATTACCACGTTTTGCAGTATCGTCTTTATGAGAATCACCACAATAAGGGCATGCAAGGGTTATTCGCCCATGCATGCTCTTTAGTGATTGCTTATTTGGATTAGAATGTTGTTGAGTAGTTACTTGTATAAGTGCGTACTCTATTCTTTCCTTTAGCTCTTGTGTTAGCTCTATGTTATTATTAGATGTCGAGGTCATTCAAGAAAGAATCAAGATCGTCATCTGTACTAACTGCTGCAGCTGGTTTTGATTCTGTCTTTACAGGCGCCTCTGCTTCAACTACAGTTGTTGCGCTTGTAGTAGCTTTCCTTGGTGTAGAAGTAGAACTACTTGTCATCGCAGAGATAGAATCTCCAGGGTTTAAGTACATTCTTAATACATCATTCACAAAAGATCTAGTATCTTCGTCCCATGCCTTATAGTCATAGTTTACAAGAGATGGTGCACTTTCAAGCTCAGCTTTAATTGCAGTCATAGTCTCTTTGTTTCTTTCTGCAGGATTTTCACCCATTAAGATTGCAGAAGTGCTAGCAGAAAACTTAGATTTGTCGTAGTTATTGTATTCACCTTGACGAGTAATGATCAATTCGAAGTTCTTACCTTCAAACAAGTCAAATACTTGTGTTGGTTCACCGAAATCTGGCTTTAATTCAGCATCGATTTTTTCTTTAATTTTGTAACCGAATTTGAATACTTTATAAGTACCTTCTAATTCTGGGTTCTGTGGATCTTTTACGATCTTAATTAAAGAATAGTACTGCTGACGTCTCTTTAATTTCTCTGATGACTTGCGATCTACTGCTGAATCTGATTTTCTCAGTTTCCAGAATACATCTGCAATTGGGCATTTTTCACCTATAGAAGATGGTGAATCTACCAATTTACCGTCACCACTAGAATTAGTTAACCAGTGTACGTATTTTTGAATTAGAGAATTTCTTGGATTCTCTGGATTTGGAACGAAGCGGATTAGCGCTTTATAAGTTCCGTCTTTGCCGTCGTCGGCTGTTGGTTTGTAAACTTCGTTTACTGTTGTTCTTTCAGGCTGGTGTGTTTCCACATCTTCCACGCCCAAATTAAAAATGTCAAATGATTCGCTCATAATACCTTTAAATTGTTTAGTTTGTTAATACTTGAAATTACTTTAATGTTCTTTCGTTACCTTATAATGTATAATAATAAATTGTTTCAACTAAGTGTTAATATTACTCCAGAAGGTTCCTTCCATCTATTATCCTTTAACTTAATCAGTCCTGATTTGTGAAGTAACTCTGACGCTTCCCTTTCGGTAAGCTGGTTCGCTATCACCATTCTTTGTAGGATGTCAACTAGACGAAGGTAATCTTTTGTAATTAACATGTAATTAATACTTTTGTTATTATACATATTATATATCTTAGTCTCATTTTGTTTCATGGAGAGACTTATTGAAAATAAATAATTAAATTATGAAACAGTTTCTCGCAACTAGCATATAACAAATGTTATCTAAGTCTGGAGGAAAGATTAGGTCGAGGGGTTTGAAACGTATGTAACTAGAAAATAAGCGTCGACTAGGTCATCTAACGGCTTCGGGATCTTTTTCCCAATTTCCAAGTTTTTAATCATTGAATGCAAGGGACTTCGAGCTAAGATCGGGTCATCGTTCACATTTTGCTGATAAGCCTCAAACAACTGAAGCTTATTCATATTACCTTTACCAGCAAACTTCTTAATAGTTGTAGGAGCCACAGTTAATATGTCTTTAACGTGAAGTTGAGAAATCATCTGTTCTTTAAGGATAGCGGCACCTGCAGCCATATCAATTATATTGTTAGTTCCCATTTTAGAACCATAAGAAGTTCCCTCAAATGCAATAATATAATCATCCTTAGTTTTTGTAATATCTAAAATAATATTAATAATAGCATCAGCAGTTGCCATATATCTTCTTACTTTTGCTAACTCATTCTTTGAATAATCTCCAAATGTAGTTTTCCAGTCTTGTTGATATACTAAAGTAACATCGTCCAATAGACTAATATCTTCTTGAAGCTTTTGTTCTTTTTTAGTACCTAAACCTGGCTTAACGTAACTTATATAATGATGTGTGTTGGATTCTGTATTAAAAATACAAATACCTGGGGAATTTAAAGAAAAATCTACAGAAACGTAATTCATTTAGAATCTTTTACCAAGACTAGCACCTAATGCGGCACCAACAAGTCTTGAGGTTAATAAATCAAATAGTATACCTTTTTGAATACCTAATACTCTGGCTAATAATTTTCCAACTGATTTCCCTAAAGCAAAACCTGTAAGACCACCAATGATAGATCCTAAAAGACCTTCATTTGTCATTTCTTCGTTTAACTTATCTAGATCGTATGTTCCATCTTCTTTTTGATAAGTTTTACAAAATTCTTCTATAGCTGCATCTATTTTAGCTTCTAAATCCGGAGTCCACTCAGAGTTTAAATTTTCTTTAAGAATATTCATATCCTGTTCAGTAATCTTCTCTTCAACTAAGTACTTATTAAATGTTTTCATATTGTATATATCTTTAATTGTTATGCTTAAGATTTATCAACGAATTGTTCGAACAACATTATGTGATTTAATGTCTTCTTAGATTCTTGGACCTTATTATCTTCGTTAGAGTAAAACTTATATCCTGTACCCTCAACAAACCCATCTTTATCAAACTTAACATAGCTTCCGCCTTTTATAGGTTTCTTAAAGTAAGCTGAACACCTTGTATTTAAATTCTGTAATTCTTTTTTAGCTTTGTTTTCAGACATGTCCTCACAGAAAATTCTAGCACTGTGAAATCCACTAGCTACGCGAATACCTGTATTAGTTTCATAAACTACTTTCGTTAGAAATTTGTAATTCTTATCTTCATCTGCTTTAAATGCATCCGCTTCTTCTTCAGATTCAAATATTGCCGCTATCCATTCCTCAGCTTTATCGAAATCATTTCCTTTTTCTGGGTTAGATCCCCATACTGTGTATACTTTTTGTTTTGCCATGATACTATATATTTATTTTATGCTCCAACGAAATCCTTAAATGGAAGATCTGTTTTGTGTTGTTTTGTAAATGCTTTATATGCCTTTTTCTTTTCAGCGCTTTTTAAAATGTTATACATTTCTCTTAGTCTGTCAGCATGTGCCTTTCCTCTCTTCCATGCATTATGATCATCTGCGTATGCGTGATGTTTATCAAAAGATTTCATAGATGCCAAGTATTGATCTAGCGGTGATACAAACTTTTGTAAGAACATTTGTTGAATTTCATATTCAGAAGATTTTTTCTTATTCAAATAGAATTCATATTGCCCTCTCCAATTAGTTCTTTTATATGCGTGTACAATATCTTTACCTTCAGAGTGTTTAATAGTAATTTCCCACTTAATACCTTTATCACTTGATTGATCTACATATATAACATCATCTAAGTTATCTGCAATCCCGCCATATGTTAGTAACTTAATAATACTCATACGTAAATCTTCTTCTATTTCAGATGGAGTTCCCCATCTTCCTTTTTCAAAATCTTTATAAGAATAGTAACTTTCTAATGTAAGTAAATGTTTCATATTGTATATATTAGTCTAATTCTATTCTTAGTTTAAGCTGATTGTAATAAAAATTAATTTCAAATGTACTAAATTCAGAAACGTTATCTGAAAAGTTTAAATTAAGTTCGTTGATAGAATTCATTATAGGTTTAGCAAATTGCATATATGCAACTGAAGCACCTTCAGAATCTAATATCCTTAATGTTAATGGCTCTGTATATGGATCAGTAGTAGATCTTGCGTAATAATATAATAAAGTGTCCATCATTATCCAATAGTTTATAAAACCATCTAATAATTGCATAGTAACAGTAAATTGTCTTTCTATAGTATTTTGAATTGGAACTGCTCCTCGTTGGTATCTTATAGAACCGTCATTATCCGCTTGTGATATTGGATCAAAAGAAACACCTGGAATATTTACGCCTTGAACAGAATAGTTAATAAAATCTATGGGCTCTGCCAATACAGATCCAGGTACCTTAGTAAGATACTGTTTATATTTTGCAGAAACTTCTTCAGGTATAAAATTCCTAGGGAACTTAAAGTCAAATGTGTTATTCCTACTATTTAAAATCATATTAAGCTTTTATAAATTGTCCAGAGGTTACATAAGTTTGTTCAGTACCATTATCTACACTGATATAAAATTTACTATTTGTCATGTTTCTGATTGATTTGGCATTAGCTTCATTTATTTTAAATAAAACCTCACCTTCACCCATGTCAATATCTTTATTAGATATATGATTAAATACTAATTTATTAGTTCCATCTCCAAATGATAATACTAATCTCTCTGCATTTTCAAATGAAATAAACTGAATATCATCTCCAATCTTTTTTGATATAACAAACTTAAAGTAGCATGCAAATGGTGGAATACTAATTTTAATATTTCCCTCTTCCATAAATGCAGAAGTTTCAATTTCTTCAACATCCTTTATCATTAAATTATTGCCTTCACCTTCTAGTTTGACCTTGGAAGATGTTGCTATTATGTTGTGTCTTTCTATAAATGCAGGTACAACTTTAACAGATCGAGGTACACTGTCCATAAGTAAGCTTTTAATTACTTTATTACCTGAAAGATTTGGCAGTATATTATAAACCTCAGTCATTATATTTGGACTATTAATCTTTAATGCTGAAAGTTTTTTACCGTACTTACCAGCTTGATTTAAAATCATGCTAGCTCTTTTTACTATTTGCGTGTTATCTGTTTGATTATATATTCTCATAGTTACTTCTATAGAAAAGTTAACAGCAACGTTTGCATTTTTTATTATTGGTCTAAACAATATAGGATCATTAAAATCTTCATATTGTGTAAATGTTATTTCATTGGTTTTTACATATGTAGATCCTATCTGTTCAAACACATCAACGTCAAATATTGCTATAATATCATCCGAACTTGTTTGAATTCTATTAAGAACATATGCTTCAAATGCACCTATAGAATTATCTTTCTCACCATAGATCTTAAAATAGTCTCCGTCATTTGCATCTTCTATTACAACTGTAAAATCTTGATATTCGTCTTCTCTAGAAACTGTAAACTTATTTTCTTCACCTACATAGAAATAATCAAAGCCATTTCCTACTTCTAATTTATCTATTAGCTTAAAGCTTACACCGTAGTTTGAAGTTATATCTAAATCACTTGAACCTATAGTACCATCTCCGTAAAACCTATCTCTAAATTCTGAGTTTTGTCCAATGATAGAAGGAATTTTAATTTCAATAAATTTACTCCATAGTGTTTCACCTAAAATAAAAGGTCTTGGATTTGCATACTCATAATTACTAGTATTAAGATATACTAATTGTGTCAAGTAATTTTTTATTCCTGTCGTTCTCTCGGTTGTAACTTCAAATAAGAAACCTTCATAATTTCTAGCAGAAAAACTATAACCACTTTTTAAGTGAAGTCTTACAGAATCATATTGAATGTAATTAATATTTTGTGTGGCTTCTACTTGGTAGTTAATAAGATCAGCTTCGTTACCGCCAGTCCATGATGAAGCATTATTGATATAATTAAACATCTCATAATATCCAGTCGAGTCATACCCTAATAATGCATATCTTGATTCGTCATTAGGGACTTTGATACCGTGGTATCGTCCTATTGGCTGATTAATGTCATTACCTGTAACTTCGTCTGGAGTAGAAAATAAAGGATTTGCTCTAGTGTCTACTATTATTTTACCACCTATAAGGTTTGGATAATTATATTCTACAGTTCCGTTTTGATTAGGAATGTATTGTCCTATCATTGTAGTACCAGAATAAGAATATATGCCTAATGATCCACTAATAGTAAAATCTCCAGGATTATCTAATGCAGATAAGTCGAATTTATACGTTTTACCGTTTTGTAAAAGTAAAGTTCTTGCCGCAAAGTTTTCAATAGACAAATAACCACTATTTGTTGTAACGTCAAAGTTTACAACATCGCTACCTAATTCATTTATTAAATGTCTAGGTGCTGTAGTTACGTTTTTGACAGTATCTAAGAATTTTACCTCACTACCATTATCATCCACCTCAATTTTAGTTGCATCTGGATTACTTTGATCGTGATATATGAATTCTAATAAAACGTCTTCGTCTATTCTGAAATATCTTGATGATTTTGCCATATTGTTTTAGAATCTCAAAAATTTAGGTGACCAATACACTCCTAAACCAATAGAAGGACCAGTGCTAATTACTTGATTATTATTTAAGTTTATACCATAACCAACTCCAATTCCAATAGACCATCCTGATTTCTTCTCATTCTTTCTATTTAGTCTTGTATTGATTAAATTTATATTTTCAATGTCTTTAATTTCTATACCTGGATAACTAGTACTTAATTTTAGTTTATCAGCTCCGTCTACATTTTCTATTGCAGCGAATAAGCTTAATGTTTGTTTTAATTCAAATCTGCTGTCTAACACTTTAAATTGACCAAAGTCATATTTTAAAGTAGAAGTTCCAAATAGAGATCTACTATTACCTCCACCGTAATCTTTAAACGATTCATATTTTACTTCCGCTGAAGTTGAATCTATTTGTGTTACGTTAGTATTTGCCAGTAAGCTATCTTGAATTTCTAACTCAGCAGAGATTAAAGAATTAACATCTGATAAATCATCGTTTAAGTCCAACGCCTTTTTATACCTGTTAGTCATCTTAATAAGTTTATTATCTTTAATTGATAAATCAACCTTATAAGATCTTATCTGCGCTAACTGATCACCGTTATCATTTCTTAGAATATTAACAGAATCCTGAGAAGCCATCATATTATTTAAAGAAATTTCAGCGTCTTCTTTTGCATACTTAACATCCTGTTTCAAAGATGATACCTGGTCACACTGTCTTAAAAACAACAGTACAAAAAGAGCACCCAATACAAATGTTAGGGTGTTCTTATTTCCAAATATTTTCTTTATAAATTCCATATATTAACTAAATTATTTAGGATTTGAAATGAATTGCAGCATTACATACCATGTATCAGTCGTTCCGTATGGGCCATCAACTGGACAATCAACATTTATATTAGTATTTCCTGATTGCATTTTAGTAAACCTGTAAACTCCTGTAAATGTAGTTGGATCGTTCGTTCCCGTAGGGCCCGATTCATTAGCACCTGAAACCCATCCACTAGGTGAACAATCTTCCACTCCCATGTTGCTTGGGGCAATCGGTGAAGTAGATCCATCATTAGTAATGGTATATGATACGTCTAAGTAAGCATCATTACCGGTCATGGTCTGTCTTCCTGCAGGTGTGTCTCCAGTATCGAACGTAAACGTCGGAGTCAACGGAGTTGAACTAGACGGAGATGGCGTCGGTGAAGGTTGTGGGCTATTACTTGGTGTTGGCGTTGGTGGATTACCACTTGCACTTGGACTTGGCGTTGGAGAAGCCTGTACTCCGCCATCACCTGCCTGTTGAACTGTAATAGAGTTAGTAGTTGATCCGTCAGAGTGATTAACTGATAATACTGCTGATCTGCTACTACTAGTTGCATTATCTAGTACTTCAATATCCCAAGTGTCAGATGTACCTTGTTGTACAATATTAATCCACGTAGCACCTTGTTTATCCCATAGATAACTATCATCTGCTGGAACTACTGTTACTGTTCTTGTGTATGTATATGCCATTTTTAATTTTGTTTGTTTCTAATTTATATATTTTAATTTTATTATCTTAATATTATGTTTATCCAAAGGAGTACTCTCCTCCACCTTCGTCAGCTTCTTCTTCAAATCCACCTGGAGGAGAATAAGAAGTATCTATTGTATAGAAAAAGCTGCTTAAACTACCCGCATCATATAAATTACCGTTAAGATCAGTAACCTCAATACTGTCTGTCTGAATAGAGTTACTGTTAGCAATATTTGTGAATTCATAGTTACCCGTCCAGTTTGAGCCTTTTCCAGTTGGAGCGTAAGGCCCACCTGCATTTGCTCCAGAGACATACGTATCTGATACAGATCCCGGTGCAGCTGGAGATGTATTAAGTGGTACGTTAGTTAAAGTATAAGGTACTGTGATTGGGAAGTTAGCACCGTCTACGCCTCCGTCAAATTGCGAAAGCGCATCAGTGTAATCACCAAAATCAAAGTTTATGCTAGAAAGTACAAGCTGGGTAGTAGCTTCTACAGTTAATGCCCAATTACCATCACTTAAAGCTCCTGTTGTATTAAATGTAATTATGTATTCGGCAACGGTAGCATCAATTGTTATGTTTTGTATATCAGCTGTTCCGCTTTCTGTAATTGAGAATGTATTTTCTACATCACCGTCAAACTGTCTGTTTGTACCAGCGGTTGCATTAATTTTAACTTGAACTGAAGTACTATCTTCGGCTTCAAATACTAATGTACCTCCATTTCCAATTGTTGACCAAGAAGTTTGAGTTGCACCATTAGAGCTAGCAATTACTAATTCTGCAGAATCAAAACTCCAATCAGAAGTAGTAGTTCCAGCAGCAAAGTCTATAGAGTATGTGTTCATTTGTGAACTTCCAACAGGAGTACCGTTTGCATTTGCGTCAATGTTTC